ATGCGAACGTGCCCAGAGAAAACCAAGTGTTGTTTTCTTGTACTGGCGACGACGTTCAGTACACCGTTATTTACACCGGCACCGTCACTTACACTCAGAGCTGCACCTGGATTACAGCCGCGCAGCTAGAAACCTATTTGGGCGTAGACATAGCCGACCCATCAGACGATTACACACTGCTTACGCAGGCCCGCAACGCCGGCAACGATTTTGCCTATCGTCGCAGGCAAGAGTCAGGCTATGCAGACTCATTAACTACCTCGCCTGGGCACGACGTCACTCTGGGCACGCTCATGTATGCGGCGGCCTTGTGGCGTAGTCGAGGCAGTACGCAAGACACGTTTGCAACTTTTGACGGCATGGGCCAAGCAAACGTTAATGCCATGACCCCAGTTATTAAGCAGCTGCTAGGCATTGACCGCCCCCAGGTTGCCTGATGGCTTACACAGACCTGTTTAACGAGGCAATCGCAGACGTAACAGCCACACTGCAAGCCGTGACAGGCCTGCGCGTCGTAAACGACGCCACAAAAATAGTGCCTAACTGTGTGTTTCTTGACGCGCCAAGTTTCGAGACCATCGCCGGCAAAGGCAACATTGTGCGCATGACATTCCAAGTCAAGGTCATTGGCACAGGCCCAGCAGGCCTGCCAGTACTGCAGAAACTGTTAAGCATTGCGGCCAGCGTGCTAGCAAGCCCCATTATTGTTATGTCAGGCCAGCCAAGTGCAGTTGAAATGGGCGGGGCGACCTACCCGTGTTACAACTTGCAAATGGCTTTACAAGCACAGACAGCGTAAAAGTGTTACTCTTTACCCATAACGAAGTGTTACTACAGGAGACAAAGTGCCAACTTCAACATATCTAACGAACCCAACAGTAAACCTCTCACCAACTACTGGCGGCGCAGCTGTTGATTTAACCGACCAGTGCCGTAGCGCAACCATTACTCTTGGCGTTGACAGCTTGGAAAGCACTGCGTTTGGCGATACAGGCCACCGTTTTGTTCCTGGCTTGCAGACCGTTGCAGTCGAGCTTGAAATGTACCTGTCGTATGGCGCTGGAGAAGTCGAGGCAACCCTGTCTGCAAACTTAGGCACCGGCACAACACAACTTGTCATTAGCCCATCTGGGACAACAGAGAGCGCAAGCAACCCCGAGTACACAATCATTAACATGCAGCTCGTCAACTTCACGCCCATTGCTGGCGCTGTAGGCGAACTCAGCATGGTTACTGCGTCGTTTGTAGGCGGAACCTACGCGCGCGACATTACAAGCCCATAACTAACCCGACGCAAGGCGGCAGACATGCAAATAACATTAAAACTTGATACAGGCGACGGCCCGCACCAAGTCACAACAAACCTTTGGTGCGCTGTGCAATGGGAACGTAAATACAAGCGCAAAATGTCAGACTTGGCGCAAGGCATCGGCGCCGAGGATTTGGCTTATCTAGCCTGGGAGGCCAGCAAAGTACACGGCATCACAGTGCCAGTTGTCTTTGATGATTTTATTAAAAAACTGGTAGCAATGCCCGAAGTTGTAGAGCAGGAAGACTCAAACCCTACACAAGCGGCCACAGACTAGCTCTTTGTCATCTTTTGATAGAGACTGGCTTTTGGCCGCCAAACATAGAGTTTTTAACGTCTGACCTGAACACTTGCATTAGTATTATTAACAAAGCAAGGCAGAAACGATGACAGCGACAATTAACACAGAACTTGTGGGCATTCGAGAGGCTGTAGCATCGCTGAACAAAATTGAGCCTGGGCTACGCAAACAGTTTGCTGCAGAACTCAATCAGATAGCCGCGCCGGCAATACAGGCCGCCCAGCAGCGCTACTCGTCTTTGGGCGTGCCGTTGTCTGGCATGTCTAGGCCGTGGTCTAACAACGGCCGTAAACTGTTCCCATACGACCCTGCAAAGGCGTCTAAGGGCGTCAAAGTCAAATTAGATACAAGACGCAACAACGACGGCGTAATCGTCATCCAGCAGACCGACGCGGCCACTGGCATATTCGAGACCGCAGGCCGTCGCACTAGCAACAACTTGGCAACCAATTTGGGCAACACGCCCCAGCAGGGCCGCACCCGCATTTTTGGGCCAGCCGTCTACAGCCAGATACGCGCCATCACAACCGAAATTGAGCGCGCAGCGTTGCGCGTCATTAACCGTGTCAATAAGGACTTGCGATGATTTCAATTCCCATTGTCAGCCAGTTTGATAGCAAAGGCATAAAAAGTGCTGTTAAAGAATTTAAGCAGCTGGAGACCGTAGGCCAAAAAGCCCAATTTGCTATTAAAAAGGCTGCTGTACCCGCCGCAGCAGCACTAGGCGCTGTGACTGCCATTATTGGCGACAGCGTAAAAGCAGCAATAGAAGACGAGGCCGCACAGGCAAGTTTGGCTCGACAAATTAAGGCAAGCACTGGCGCCACTGATGCGCAAGTGCAATCTGTCAAGGACTACATTTCTAGCCTGGCCAAGAGCGCGGCAATATCAGACGATGAGGCGCGGCCAGCGTTTCAGAAGTTAATTGTTGCCACTAAAGACGTTACAAAAGCCACAGAGTTAATGAACTTGGCCACTGACGTAGCCGCGGCGACAGGTAAGCCGCTGGTTGATGTCAGCGAGGCATTGTCAAAAGGCTATGCGGGGAACATGAAAGCGTTAGGCGCGCTCAGCCCAGAGATCAAAGCCATGATTAAAGACGGCGCCAGCCTTGCTGAAGTGCAGGCCGTATTAACCAAAAACTTTGGTGGCGCCGGCGAGGCTGCAGCAAACACAGCTGCAGGCGGCATGAAAAAGTTAGGCATTGCGTTTGCGGAAACTAAAGAGTCGATAGGCGCGGCGTTCTTGCCAATTATGTTAAAACTGCAACCAGTGCTAGAAAAGTTTGCTAACTGGGCACAAGAAAACCCCGATTTGTTAGCAGCTGTTATTGCCGGCATGGGCATTTTGGCTGTGTCAATTCTTGCCGTTAACGCTGCAATGATGTTAAACCCCGCTGTTGCAATCACGGCTGGCATTATTGCGTTAGGCGCAGCCATTGTCGTTGCATACAAAAAATTTGAGGGCTTTAGAACCGTTGTGCGCGTTGTTGTAAATGCTATTGCCGGCTACATCGAGGGCATGGTCAACGGGTTTATTAAAGCAATTAACGTTGTCATTTACGGTATAAACCTTGTTAAGCCGGGCAAAGACATTGACCCATTAGGAGAGATTAAACTAGGCCGCATGGCTGAGCCAGTTGAGCCAGCCGATCTAGGCAGAAACGGCAGCGCAAACGCTGTAGAACGTGACAACAACGTAAACATTAACGTTTATGGCGGCGACCCTAACCAAGTAGTTGAGGCCTTGCGCTCATACATGCGCCAAAACGGCAGCGTGCCAATCAAGGTAAGCAACATCTTCTAATGGCAATAGTTCAATACCAGGTAGAGGTAGGCGCGACTTACGCAACGCTTACAACTGTTGTTGACAACGTGCAAAACGTGTCTTTGACCTATGGCCGGCAAAAACCTTTAGACGCCTACAGCGCCAACACAGGCAACGTGGTTTTGCGTTACCCGACCGGCTACGCAACCCCCAATGCCCTATTTGTGACAGGCACTTGGCTGCGCATATCGGTAAGGCTCGGCACCTCTGGCACATATCGCCAGCTCTTTGTCGGTCGCATAACTGACGCAATGGTGCAGTACGGCATCCCCTACTCTGGCGGCGTAGGCAACGCAGACTTTGTTACTTTGAGCTGCGAGGGGAACTTTGCGGCCTTTGGTCGAGTGCAAGGCAACAGTTACGCAATGACAGCCGGCACTCTCAGCGCGCAAGCAGGCCAGTGCGCAACACAGACAGGCCTAAATGTCAGCACAACTAGCGCATTTGGTGGAACTCAGGCATTCCCAGCCACAACCATTAGTGGCACCTGGGGCGACTGGGTCAACAGGGCCGTATTGACAATGAACGGCAAACTCATTGACATCAGCGACGGCATTTTGATGGTCAACGCATACCGCAAAATTGCTGGTTTTTACGGCAATTTTAGCGACACCACGAACGACGCCAGCAACCATATTTTTGAGCAAATATCGTTTAGTAGCTTGGCAGACAGTTTTTATACACAGGTAACTGTTGACCCTGAGTCTTTTGGCGAGGCCACAGTACAAACAGGCGTTGCGCCATTTCGCACATATTTGGTTAACACGTTAAACAACTCGACAAGCCAGGCAACAGACTTTGCTAATTACTTGCTGTCTACTTACAGCACAGCAACACAACGCATTTTGAGCGTGACCTGCAACCTGAGCGCACAAAATGGCGACATTCCGTCTTATGGCATGGATCAGATCGGCTCAACTGTGACCGTCACGTTTCGAGGCACCGTGTTCAACTGTCTGTTGGAGGGCGCAACGTTTAGCGGCAACCCGTCGCAGGCCAGCGCCACGTTTTATTTAAGCGCGCAAGATCTTAACGACTATCTAACATTGGATGATGCCGTTTATGGCAAACTAGACGAAAACAAACTGGGGTATTAAATGGCCGCAAATACAACTTTTACAGCTGGGCAAGTCGTAACTGCTGCACAGATGAACAACTTGCCGTGGGGCGTTATGGGCACGGCCGTGCGCACAACCGGTGATCTAACATTAACTACTACTAACCAAGATCTTACGAGTATGAGCATTACTTTTACCGCAATTGCTGGTCGTTTGTACCGAGCCTCTTGGAGCGGATCCGCACAAAAAAGCACGGCAGCTGGTTATACGCAAATAACTCTTGCCGATAGCACTAACGCTCTTTATGGTTATTCTCTCGGCTACACCGTTAGTGGCAATTATGTAAACCTCTCAGGCGTAAGCGTTATTTCAGGATTAACCGCAGGAAGCAAAACTTTTAAGTTAAGGGGTATTACAGAAAACAACACTGCTGTACTCTTAGCTGGTGGTACTGCGCCTCTCCAATTTATGATTGAAGATATGGGAGCAGCATGATATCTAACCTAAAAAGCATCAACGGCAGTTATTTACAAAGCATGAGAACAGCAAGAAACCAGTTACTTACAGAGTCAGACTGGACACAACTACCAGACGCGCAATGCGACAAAACAGCCTGGGCAACATATCGCCAAGCGTTGCGCGATTTCCCAGCAACATGGGAACCAGCAGAAACCGCAGATTTCCCAGAGATGCCGGCATGATTTGGCGCACTACTTTTGTTGCTGTTTTGTTTGCGTCAATACTCATTGCTTGCGGAGACCGTGAGCGAGTTAACTGCCCAGAAGTACGTACCAAAAACAAGGCTTTGCGCGCAGCAACAACAATTACCGTAGACACCGCCAGCGTCGGCACTACTCGACAAGCCATTGAGACTAAATGCCCATAATCCCAGCGCCACGGCGACCCGAACGCATGACCAGCGAGGAAATAAAAGCCCGCCTAATCTTTATTGTTGCTTGCGCGCTATCCGTAACCTTTGTGGTCTCAACATTGGCGCTACTTTACGGCCTGCTATTTGTGACTCAGCCGCTCGAAGTATCAGACAACGACAAAAGCGCTTGGGCAACCTTGCAACCTCTGTTGCTTTTCTTAACTGGCTCGCTTGCTGGCCTGCTCAGCGCAAACGGCTTAAAAGATAAACCGAAAGGCAAAACCGATGAATGACGACGACAAAAAAGGCCTACTTAAAATTGTGCGCCAAGCTGTGGCAAGCCTTTTGCACCGTATTGCCGACATTATTAACAAGCCATGATTTACACCGGCACAACAGATGGCGCAGCTGCAGGCAAGCGCGCCGGCACAGAAAAGTTTGTCGACATAATGACAAACAAGGGTTTTACTAACCTTGGCACCTGGGCCGTCAGAAACATGCGCGGCTCAGACCGTTTGTCAGTACACGCCACAGGTCGAGCAGCAGACCTTGGATACAAAGACAAAGCCACAGCCGCATTGTGGGCAAACTGGCTGGTAGCAAACTACAAAGTTTTGGGTATTGAAGAGGTACATGATTACGCCGGCACAACAAAGCCTGGAACTGAGACATGGGGCCGTGGCTGGCGCTGCAACCGTGACGGCAAACCAGGCTGGAAAGACTGGACAGAGACCGCTAACGGCGGCTCAGGCGGCGGAAAATGGCTACATGTAGAACTGACGCCAGCAATGGCAGATAACCCTCAAGCCTTTGTTAAGGCTTGGAAAAGCATTCCGCCTCCTGGAGAACCCCCAAAACCTTAAAAACTGCTAGTAAGGTCGTTTTACCGGCAGAAAGAGGTTTTATGTTTAGAGGCATTTATTAGGCGTTTTGTCGTGGCATTCATGGTTGCCACGCTCACATTCCCAGCAGGCCCAGCGCACAGCGCAACCCCCCCAGTTAAAGCCTGCCCGCAATACCATGCTGCAATGCGCAAGGTAGGGTTACCGCCCGAACTCTTTAGCGCCATCATGTATCGAGAATCCCGTTGCGACCCGAAAGCCATCGGCTGGAACTATTACCCTGGCATGTCGTACAAAGACTGCAAACGGCAAGTTGCGAGCCTCTACAAGCGTTGTAGGGCCGTTAAAACGTACGACAGCGGCCTGTTGCAGATCAACAGCACATGGGTAACTGTGACTGCTCAGGTATGCAAAACCCGTTATGGCGACATGTCGGTATTGTTACGCCCAGCCTGCAATTTGGCTGTGGCCGCGCATTTATACAAGACTTCAGGCATTGGCAACTGGCGCGCCACAAGCGGCAACAGGTAAATGTCACACCTGGTTGTTTCAATATGTTATGTTCACCATAAGTACTACGGCAGGAGGAAATATGGAACACCCGAATTTGTTTGACGCCATCGCTGAGCGCGATGCAGCAATAAACAGTGTCGAGGGCAACACAGACAGCAACTGGCTAAGGGCCGCAAACATGGCTGTGGAATGGTTAGCAAAGTCAGCTGTAAACGGCTTTACCTCAGATGACGTTTGGGCACAGCTAGAGACTTACGGCATGACTGGACAGGTGCACGACAACAGGGCTTTAGGGCCAGTCATTTTGCGTTGTGCGCGTAACAACCTGATTATGGACACAGGGCAATATCGGCCAAGTAAGCGCCGGCATTGCGCGCCCATCAAAGTATGGCGAGGTATCTGATGCGCAACGTATTTGGCATTTTCGCATTTGTGGGCGTCATGACAGTGTTTGCTTTGGTCACATTGTGGGCAGCCGACTGGATACAAAACTACGACGAAACAGGCAGGTGGGAATAATGGCATTTAACCTTGACAACTACGAACCAGTAGCGCCCAGACTCTCACGATGGTTAGAAACTGTCGTGAAGTCGTCAGTTGTGCCGCGCGTCATCACTACATTGCACGCATACGAGCCTGGCGCATGGTGCATATTTAAGGCCGAGCTGTGGGAGGGCGACACGCTTATAGCAACTGGCTATGCAGAGGAACACCACACAGAAAAAGGCGTGAACTCGACAAGCCACATGGAAAACTGCGAAACCTCAGCCATTGGTCGAGCATTAGCAAACTGCGGGTACGCCGGCTCTGACCCGTCAAAACGCCCTAGCCGTGAAGAAATGGCAAAGGTAGTGCGCTACGAGGGGGACATGAAAATAACAGGCACCTCGAATGCGCCAAGCGAAAAGCAACTGTGGAAATACAAAAGCGAACTAAAAAAAGCAGGCCTTTTGCCGCCTCTCAACATTGCGACGATGTCTAAATTTGAGGTCTCAAAAGCCATTGAGGCCCTGGTTAACGGCGAAACGCCAGCCGAACCATTAGAGCAGGAGGAACCGTTTTGAGCGATGACCAGGTATGGAATGCGTTTATCACGTCGTTGCCTAAACAGGATCAGGCTCGACATGATTTAGAGAATTTTCAGGCGCGCCTGCTTAGAAATGCGTTGCAGGAAATAGAAGACTTGAAACTAGAGATACTGCAACATGAGGCAGAAATTGTGCAGCTGCAAGAAATATTGCAGGGCTATTCGAGTCTGTTGCATGACACTAAAGAAGACCGCGACCGTTTTCGCGAAGACTGGCAATCAATGGTGCGCGACCTCTCACGATGGAAGAAAAACTAATGGCAATTATAACCGAAGACGACTATTACGAGATCAAGGTTTACCCAAAAGGCAACCGTATTGTGCTCAGATTCGTGGGCGAATGCTGGGACAAACACAACTGGGAAATGACCTACAACTCATATGTTGCCCCATTAGTGCGGCGATACAGCAACGACTGGATGACCTGGGGCGACCGAATCACACTCACTCACGGCTATTACGTCTGGACATGGCAACCAACAGTACTCGACATTAAAGGCGACGGCTAAATGGTCATTAGCGAGAAAGAATTCCAAAACAAGGTCATTGCGTTGGCTGTTATGTACGGCTGGCGCGTTACCCATTTCAGGGCATCACAAGTAGGCGGCAAATGGATGACAGCCATCCAAGGCGACCCTGGATTCCCAGACCTTGTAATGGCCCATAAAGACAAGGGCCTGATTTTCGCAGAACTGAAGACAGAGCGAGGCCGCCTAGACCCAGCGCAACACAACTGGCTGGGCACACTCGCAGCGACTGGCGCAGAGGCCTACTGCTGGCGCCCATCAGATATGCAATTCATCACAAATAGACTCTTACAGAAAGCCTTAGTTAAATGACAAAAGACGATGTAGCAGCAATGGTTAAAGTGTTGCGCGGCCTATACCCAGCCTCACCATACAAACTCGATGAAGAGCTGGTAATTATGACCTGGCGCAAACACCCTGAACTGTTGCGGCATGAAAAAACAAACCTGCCAAAACTTTACAAAGACGTTATGAGCCGGCATAAAGCGTTTCCGTCGTTGCCTGAAGTGCTTGCAATACTTAAGAGCATTGAGAAAGGCCCGATGCAAAAGCCTGAGGTAGTTGACATGACAAACTATGTGACAACTGATTACGCCCCCACAATGTATGCAGGCTATGTTGAGGGCGTACAAGAGCTAAACGACATGCGCGCCAAGCAACCGTTTGCGTATCTGGTCACACCATTGACGTATGAGGAATTTAAGGAACGGCACGCACGTAACGCCAAGTAAACGCACGCACAACTGAATAACACGCACAAGGCCGCGTAGGGGGTTGCACTCTGCCGGCATAAAACACGGAAACGTGGGTAGATCACTGCGCGCTAACACGGGATATGCGAGACGTCTAGCAAAGCAGTGAGGCAATAATAAAAAGAAATAGGTAGTTGGGTTGAGGCACCCCGACGGGGGACTAGAGCTCAGTCTGCACACAAGTTAGGATTAAACAAATGCCAACCAGTAGAAACCTCCCCCAAAAACTTAGGCAACAGATACTTGTGCCTGGCGCACTGTGCCACTGGTGCGGGGCCACAGCAACCGAGTGCGACCACCTCATCGAGCACGACAGAGGAGGTGAGGATTCTGTAAGTAACTTGGTGCCGGCATGTAAACCCTGCAACGCCAAGCGCGGCGCCCTATACAAAGCACGCAAACAAGCACACACAATGCAACAAAGAAACGCAGCAATCCAAAACAAAAATTCTGATTTTTTTACAGAAAAAATTGAAAC